GCTTTCTAGATATTGCATTACGTTCTTTCCATGTACCAGCATATGGCTCTCCTTTGTAGTAACCTGTTTTTGGTATTTTGCGTGATTCGTTTTCAATTGGTAGAACCGCAATGACTTCGATAGGACTTATACGCCTAATTTCTAATTTCTTAAGTTGCTCTTCATATGCCTTAACCAATTTTTCTACGGCTTGATTTGGATCCTTTTGCCTCATTAAGTGATGACGAACATCTATATTACCCAAATAAATTCTAACTTCATCTATCCAAGGCCAAACATATTCATCAAACCCGCGCGTGGTGGCACCATGTAAGGTTAATCCATCGTGTCGACTACACATAAACCCAGGACTATATTGACTAAAAGAATGACTATCACCAAAACAAAGTCTTTTAGTCATTTCAATATGATCGACTCGTTTGATATTCTGACATATCTCTTTAATGTTGTCTATTTTATGCTCAAGCGTTTTAAATAACTCAGATCCTGTTTTAAGTCGAGTTTCTACAAGTTCACCGATACATGGCATATCAACATGAAGTGAATACATTCTAACTCCTTTAGAAAATATACGTTCTATTTGATGATATAAGTCGTCATTAGATCCTCCAAAAATATTAAAGGTGCCTTTGAACTCCATACCATGCTCTATAAGAATAACATCATAGTCAGACCATGACACATCAGTGTCTGTAATAACTTCTGAGTTTTTGTAGCCTGCATGCCAAAGTTGATTGCAAACCATATATGCCCATCCTGATTTATGTGAACTAATCTTAGAGCTAAGCTTACCTACAATAGGGCAAATACCGATCTTAATATTAAAATCTTTTTCAAAATCTGTAAAGAAATTAAACTCCTGCATCTTCATCCTTTGGTTTTATAGGTAACTCGCTGTCCTTATATCCAAATTTCTCAACATAATTGTCAAGAGCGCCGAGATATGCAACAGCATCAAGTAGATTGTCTTGTTTATAATTGTAGGAATGACGGCTTAACTTAAGTGCAACTAGCGCAGCATACATATCTGATCCATTCCATTCTTTGCCTGTCATACCTGTACAGATCATAGCAGCTCTACGCATGCCCTCTTCAAACGGACCATACTGTCGTTCTTTCTCTTCTGATCGTTCGTTAATAATTTTATTTGCTTGGTCTAGTATGTTACTCATTACATATTAATTTTATATTATACAAAAAAGTCGCGAATTGTTTCGCGACTTTTAACATTTTATGGGCACGTAATTTACGAACTGTAATACTCTGCAATATATCGTTCTAGAGTATATTGATTCTTGCCGTCAAGGCTGGCATAAAATCGATTCATTACTCCAGCTGCGCCGGATCGATCATACGCTTCTGAAAATTTATTGCTTAAGTGCTGAATCATCAAGCTACCTTGGTCTTTAAATGCCTCTTCAATAAAATTAGACGGAAAGTTAAAGCCAAACATTACAAAGTCTTTTACCGTACAGATCATGCTTTTTGTTTTTGGATTTCTTCTAAAGTTTTTTCTATTTGAACATTGAGTTCTTCATATTGCTCCTCCATAACTGAGATAGACTGAGCAAGATTAGCTCGCGCTCCACGAAGAAGAGCGAGCTTTTCTGCGAGTTGATTAGTTGATGACACTTGCGGGAAATTTAAAGGTTTTACCGTTAGAAAGATTCTTGGCCAAAACCGGGTATTTTGAACTTCGTGGCTTAAGACCTGTAATCTCGTAACGATCGTAGCGGAATTCAAAGGTATCACCCAACTTCTTAGTAATACCAAAGCTAGCTGCAAAGCGATTGAAATCAGTAGCTTCTTTGGTCATCACCGTGCCTCCTTCATTGACAGTAGAAATGTCAATCTTAGTGGTGCAATTGGTATTAGAGAAGCGAGAGTTACCAACCTTGATCTGAACACCGTAGCGCTTAGCCACTGCATCAAGAGCAGATTGAATGTCGTCATTGATGCGACGAACTGCCGTGCGGTCGAGGGAGTTGATTTTGTTACTCATATCTTTTTGAGGTTTATTGATTATCGTTCGAGGATTACAAAGTCTCCAAAGTATTTGTCGAAGACAGTGATGAGGTTTTCATAGTCAGACTCTCGCATCTCGTTGCAGATCATATCAGCGTCGAGGCCGAGTTGCTTAGCGAATTTGCGGGCATAACCAAGGATAACAAAGGCATTACCTTCGGGGCCGGTGAGGTCGATAACGATCTCGCTTTTGGGTTGTTTTTCTCTAATCATCTGTTCTGTTTGTTCTTAAGGTTACATAGCTAATATACGAAATTCTGGTCAACCTGAAAATATGAAATGTTAAAAAGTGTTAAATTTTTTCAAGTGAAGGTGCCCATTCGGGAATAATAAAAGCAGTGAACTCCTCTCCAGCCCAAACACGTGGCTCTTCACTAGAATCTTGCTCTATCTCATTTATAAGACTTTGACGACGAGATGCTTCTAAAAAACTCGTGTTAGCAAAGCCAATAGGAATCGCAGGTCCGCTATATGTTGCGTTTAGTTCATCAACATAACACCCTTCGGTTTTTCCACAAGTGCACAACTTAGTCCTATATTTAAGATTAAAGATGTCGCCACATTCGGTACACATTAAAAGCTTCATTGATCGTCTTGATTTTTGTGTTTCTTCTTACGACTATAGTTCTTCTTAGATGGCACTGATTTTGTAACCATCTTACGGCGCACAATCTGAGCTACATGGCGCAAGTTGAGACCGTTAAGTATATCTTTATCTTTTTTATCGTCTGTCATTACATAGCCAATATACACAAAAAAGCCCAAACTTGAAAGTCTGGGCTCTTAAATTTTGTTAAAAAGTGTTAATTACTTACTTGGAAACTGAAGCTCTGCTTCTTCTTTAGCAGCCTGCTGTGCTTTTCTCTTGCTACCGAAGTACCATATCAACGCTGAAGTAGTGTCAGTGACGGCAGCTTCTCCTCCTAAAAATGCCTCAGCGGCATGTCTGCCTGCTTTTGAATTAAGAACAGCTAAAGCCTCCCAAGCTGTTAAACCCATGTGTCTTTTTTGAAGTTCATGAATTCCCTGATGAGTTAAAAACATAGCTTTATCTTCACCTATTTCATTGGCTAAAGTACCACACCATCCGTGAGTTTTATTGATATCTTCTTCTGTGTATTCTAAATCTCCCCAGCTAGACATTCTAATCTCATCAACCTGATTAGACTCAAATTGAAATTGTCCCTTCTTTCCCTTAGAAAAATCATCATGCTCATCTGCATTTACAATAGCCAATAATCCAACATCTTTCTTTTTGACCTTTAGATCTGTGATAGCTTTTTGCTTTGCAGCCCATAGACTATCAGCTTCAATTTCATGCTTCGCTCCTTGAAATATTGCATAAAATCTAGTTTCATTAACAACAGATTCTCCTAAAGCATCTAAAAAATCAGAAGGTAATTCTTCACCATATCTGTCATCGAATATTTCTTCTAGATCTTTTACAGTAACTTTACCTCTATAGTCATTATCAATATCGTCGGGAACATCAGCATGGTCCGAGTTCATAATGTCCTCTCCATATGCATCTTTCCATGCGTTAATAATGTCCTTTGCATTATACTTTTTTGCTTCGCTCACCTGTTGGCTATTCAGCCCATTTATAAATTCTTCGAAGTTTGCCATCTTCTTTTTCTTTTTTTTGTATTCTTCTTCTGCGTCGCCCCTACCAGCCGGTACATCTCCAGATCCAAGTAAACCGTCAGCTGGTAATTCTATTGGACCCATGCCATTAATTTGACCAGCTTGAATATTTTCAGGTACTCTTTCTGGTAACCCGTCATGCTTAGTTGCTGCAAATTTCTTAAGCTGTTTAAGAGTCATAGAATCTGCAAGATCTTTGACCTCTTGACTAGCGTCCTTAGAGTCAAGCTCACCTTTCTTATAAGCGTAAGCCATTCCCATCAGTCTTTGTTGTACTTTGCTAAGCGCGGGCATTATATTAATTTGAAACGGGATGCCATGGTTTTACCCAATATTCCCAAAATATTTTTTTAATTTTACCAGGCATAATCCATATTTTCAATTTTATCAATTCTATCTTTAATAGATTTGGCCTCTTGCTTAACTCTTTCTTCATAATAGCTAGAACTTGTTAAAGCAGTTTGAGCTTCATTAGAATATCTTACATAATTTGAGTAATTATCTAAAATTTGAGACATATGATTAGATGCGTCTCTCATTTTAACTGCTCTTCCTTTTGAATTTCTACCAATTATAGGTTCTCCGTTTTCAACTTCACCTTTAGCTAAGCCTTGTTGTATTTGTAAAGTTAGAGAGTCTACTGCGTCTTTAACCATTTTATCTAATGGTAAGTTAGCTGCCTTATCTGCTAAAATTTCTTTATAGCGATTCATGTTTTCTCTTCTAAAATCTTTATCTGATTTAAAAGCAATCGCACCTTTCTTTGCAGCGGCTCTATCAGCTTTCTTTCCAGCTGTTGAATACTTATCTCTAAGTACTGAGATATCTAAAACAATCGCTCTATCTGCAACCTCTGAAATTCTCTTAGGATTATAAAGGCCTGTTGAATCCCAACCTTTATATTTTTTACTAATACCTACGCTATCAGCTGGTTCGCTAGACACTAAAGTTCTTCCTCGACCACTCGAATTACGCCCCCATGCCATACCTTGGAAATTATTGCCTTTAACAATAGACAATATACCAGCTGGGATAGTTTTTTGCCCTTCGTAATCAGCATAAGGATTTTTCTTTTGTTGATCTACTATATAGAATATAACATAGCGATTATCTTTATCTTTTCTAGTTATAGCATGTGCCTCAGCTGCACTCATATCTATTAGATCTTCGTCCTCTACTTTATCTAAAGCAATATTTGCCATATTATAAAATGCGCTAGGTAAATCCTTTAGTGCGCTAGAAGACCAGCTACGAGATACTTTAGTATTAAAAAGCTGAGCTAATTTGACTGACTTAAACGCCTCGTTAACGTCTTCTCCTATTTCTTTATAGCGTTGCATGTTTTCTATTCTAAAATCTTTATCTGATTTAAAAGCAATCGCACCTTTCTTTGCAGCGGCTCTATCAGCTTTCTTTCCAGCTGTTGAATACTTATCTCTAAGTACTGAAACGTCTAAAACAATCGCTCTATCTGCAACGTCTGAAATTCTCTTAGGATTATAAAGGTTTGTTTTATCCCAATCTCTATTTTTTTTACTAATACCTATGCTATCAGCTGCATTGCTAGACGCTAAAGTTCTTCCTTGACCACTCGAATTACGCCCCCATGCCATACCTTGGAATTTATCACCTTTAACAATGGCTAAAAGACCAGCTGGGACAGTTTTATGCCCTACATAATCGCCGACTTTGAATTTTGCGTAAGGGTTTTCTTTTGGTTCATCTACTATATAGAATATAACATAGCGATTATCTTTATCTTTTCTAGTTATAGCATGTGCCTTAGCCGGACTCATATCAATCAGATCTTCGTCCTCTATTTTATCTAAAGCAACATTTGCCATATTATAAAATGCGCTAGGTAAACCCTTTAGTGGGCCGTCAAAATAGCCGCTGCCAGCTATCCTAGTATTAAAAAGCTGAGCTAATTTGGCTGACTTAAACGCTTCGTTAACGTCTTCTCCTATTTCAATAGAATTTGATTCTACTGGCTCAAACATTCTTTGTGCCAATTTAAATTCTTCTCTATGGAAATGTCTTAAATAAGTTCTAACCGCATCGTCTACTAAACCTTCGTAATTAGTTTTGTATTCTTCCCACTCACTCCAATATCTATCTACTGCTGATTCAGCCGCGTCTCTTAACTTTTTATCAAACGGAGATGGCATATTTTTAGGCTTTCTAATCATATAATGAATTACTTCGCTCATAGCATAGCTATCAGAAGTTCCCCATTCATTAACGGTTTCTTCATTTAGAGAAGCTATAAATTCTCCGAATGATTCTGAGACTAATTTATTTTCTGTAACTTCTTCTGTTTCTTCTACTTCGGGAGCTTCCTCACTTACATCTTTTACTGTAACCGGAAAAGTCTTACCCTTAAACTCAAACTCTTTTAAGCCTTTACCTTTAGCCGCTCTTGCTGCAGTAATAAATGCGTTTCTACCTTCTTCTACAAAATCTTCTTCTATTAGCTCAGACTCTAAGACTTGAAGACCCAATTGTCTACCATCTTTGGTTTTAGCAACAGCGTATTTCCATTCCTTTTCTTTTTCGTCCCAGAGATAAACGTATTCTGCGCCATCATGTGCAACGTCTTGTAGATAATCATTTAGATCCTCTAATTTTCTTTTTTGAGTCATATCAACTCTGGTTTCTCCTCTATCTCTACCATAAAATACTGTTTGACCATCAATTGGTGTATTAAAGTGATGACCTTCACCTCCTTCAATACCAGGCTCTAAATATGAAATACCATTTTTACCAAGCTTTAATAGGTCTTTCATCTTTTTGGTGTCTGAAAAATAGTCTTTTGCCATTTGACCTACGCCCTCTGGATAACCATCACTATGAACGTATGTAGAGTGAATAACCCCTCTTTTATCAATGATGCCTATTTGAGAACGAGTAGACTCTAAAATAAAGCCTTCGTTTTCATTAATTGCAAATGTCTTAAGAACTCTTTTACCAAATCTAGATAATGTGATACCTTCTTCAGATACGTTAAAGTACTTTGCGTTTCTAGTCATCCATCTTTTAGAATCATTACTTAATTCAGATAAAATAGAATTAAACTCTTCTTGAGTTAGCTTACCATCGGCAACAGCTTCTATCATTTTATTTCTGACCCTTGCTGTTAAGCCAGCTTCTAGAGCTGGATGGCCATCGGTATACCTTCTTTTTAGGGTAACTTTTCTCTTCTCGTTTAAAAAATCTTTGAAGCTCATGTTATATTAATTTTATTTCTTTTTCTATATATTATTGTCCCACAAACTGGTTGAACGTCATTATGCTTTCTCCTTCATCTAATGCATCCTCTTCGTTTATAACAGGACTAGACTGAGTTTGTATCTTTTGATGCTTTAGATAAGTGTTAAAGGCCATAATCTCCGACTCATTCTTCTTCGACATTACTACAGCCTCTATTTTTTCAACTATATCGTTCATCTGACCCATAAGATCTGAGTTTATTATCTTGGTTTCTTTAGTTCTCTTTTTTCTAAAAGAACCCAGCATAATCTTAAATAATTCTGACAAATCTTCGTTTTGAATTAGTTTTATTGTACCCTCGTTCTTGATGAAATCCTTGTTAAGTTCGAATCCTTTCTTACTTGAGAAACCAGCTGAATCGAATTCAGCTCCTATATACTTAACTGCATTCTTATTCATATACTGGTTGAATATTTCAGAAACCAACTCAATATATCTTAGATCAGTATCTTCTTCTACTAATTTAATCTCATCCATATTAAATTGCGTCATATACTCAACAAGATCTAAAATTGTAATTTGATACATGTCTGAAGCTTCTCTTTCTTTTTCTTCAACTTTATCAAATCTGCCGAGTTTAAAGTTCTTGATATTTCTCTTGTCTATAAATGAGACAATAAGTGAATCTATATCTCCATCTAAATTCTCATTAAGCGCGGTCTTATTAGCCATGTGATTAAAGATACTATAAACCTTTCTAGTAAATGAAGTATTTTCAAATACGTTTTGAAACGTTTCATCATTCATTTCTAAAAGATCGATCAACATATCTTTTTGATTAGAGTCCAAAACACCATCAAACAATATAGGTGGAGCTTGAACTTGTAAAATATTAGCCCATTTTTCCAAAACTTTAGGATCTCTAATTACCTTTTTAATTTGAGTTGGATCTGTTGGGTTTAAAACTTGAATATGTGTTAAAATAAGATTATTCTTGGGAAGAGCATCATATTGGATATCAATTGTTCTCTTTTCAGTCATATAATCAAAGCCAAATTTCCAATCCTTTGGCATATCTTCTCTAATGTCCTTAGGAATAGATCTAAAGTAATCAATAGCATTCTCATAATACTTAACAATAGTTCTATCAACTTTATTCATTGGCGTTCTAGAGCCACTCTTATAATAGTCATAACCAGTATCTGTATTTCTAACATGAAAAGAAGACGCTTGAATTTTTTCAGTAACCAAGCACCTTTGCTTCAATAAAGCAATAAATTCGTTTCTATTAATAGAATTAAAATGTGTTCTTAAATCTTGAAGTGCCATAATACTATATATTCATGCCATATCGTCTGGAAGTGGAAGTCCACTTTGCTCCAACCTCTTAGCAAATTTGTCGTAAATTTCATACCTTAAATCTTGAAATTTAAAGGCGTTTGAGTTTATCAAGTCTCTTAACGATTCATAGGTCATAACTTGAGATACGTTAACTCCATCAAACAGTAGATCTACAACTTTTTGTGGAGTATTGGTTATTTCCTTATCAAACTCTTTGAGAAGTTTAGCATTCTTTAAGAGCCCTCTTTTTCCTTCGTATGACTTTCTAACTTGAACAACCCCTTGGTTCAATCTAATAACATATGCTTGATATACTTTGACTTCATCCTCTTCAGTTTTATCAAGTATCTCAACATATGAAGATCCTATAGCAACCATAAGTAAAATATTTCTATAAGCTCCCTTATACTTAGACTCATCTTTTGTAAAATCAGGTGAATGATACATGAACTTGCTCCACTTTATATCTCTGGAAAGCATTAGATCTACTTGACAAACACCCTTCTTAAAGTCACCCATAATAGGAGCAGCTATGCTAACTTGTTGAAAACCCACCGACATGTTTGTATTCATACCTGCTGACTTTAGTATATTGTTCATTTCAAATAAAACTTTAGATACAGACGTATCTAAAAAGCCTGCAATTTTATCAGCAGAAACAGCAATGTCTATATCTCCGCTAGTTTGACCTTCCTTCTTCTTACCTGCACTACCTATTACAGCAGCATCTTCTCCAAGACCATCAATACCTATAATTGGATAAACATTCTTCTCAACCCACTCTAGTGTCTTGGGTATCTCAGATTGTTCAACAGGCCTTGAGTCTTCTATAGCATTACCGCTTTCGAATAAAAATTGTTCGAATAGTTTAACGTGCTTCATTATAAGTGCTTCTTTAATTGATTGTAGTATTTATATAAATAAGACGGCACCATGGACTTAAATGCTTCTTCATTTCCATCTGATATGGCAGCTCTAGTTTTAGTACCGCTTGGTCCTCCTTCTACTCTTTGATCCACGATCTTCATCTCAAACCCATCCTTAACCACCGTATCAGTCTTATCACTAGTTATATATTTCATTTGACCTGCATATGCTTTTTCCCTGTCACTGCCAGCTGCTACACCAACTGTCTCATAACCGTTGTCCCTCAAAAAACGTACGAACCATGGAATGACTGTTAAACCATAGTCCTGTGGGTATATAAAAAACTTTTCTATATATGATTCGTTCTTGGCAACATCATCTCCCATTTGCTGAAGTAGTTTTTCTGGAAATGGAGACTTTTCTTTCTTGGATATAATTTGAATGGGAATAACCGGTTTTCCAAATTGTTTAGATGCATTCTCTAAAGCAGCAAGATGACCCCTATGAAATGGTTGAAATCTGCCAGGCATAATAACTACCTCTTTACCATCAATTGGGTTAGAAACTTTAACGGCTTCATTAATAAACTGCTCAAATAGTTTTACGTGTTTCATCTTTATCTTTTATATGCGAGCATCGACCTTATCTGATGTATTGGAGCAAAGATACCGGTGTATTTGTACACTTTGTCTTTGAATACAAACGTAATACCTTCGGTTGGCACTATGTTTTCCATACCCCCTATAGCAGCTATCCTGCTAAGCTCGTGTTCTAGCTTCTTTATTTCTTCTTCTCCCCCTGTTTTTCTAAGAGTTGATATAGTTGATTCTATCTCCTTTCGCATATATTCAGAGGCCTCTGTCGGGTTTGCCGATAAGAACGAAGACATATTTTTCATCATCTCAGTACCAACTTCTAAGAATAGGTTCTCAAGAGGAGCATATATCTTCTTCTTGATAATTTTGCCATCCTTCTTCTCAAGATCTGTAAACATTTGAGCTACATCGCCGAGATCTTTCTTCATTTGTCTAGCGTTGTAAGACTTGTCTATACCTCCTAATCTTCTGGCTATTCCTTCTCTTGCCTCTTTAGAAAGCTCAACCTTAAAACCCTTAGCCAATTCATCAACCTTATTCAAAGCTGATCCCATCACAAAGTCAGAAACCGTAGATGTGGTATTGATTCCAGCATCTTTCATGATAGCCTTTAACTTGTCGCCATAATACTTAGCCTTCTTCTTAGCGTCCTTAAAGGGAACTATATCTATATTCTTAGGCCCTCTAACGTAGAACATCTCTTGAGCAGCTGAGTTAGCATCCTCTATCATCTTAGCGATTTCATAGCCAGCTTGTTTATCTTCTCCTATTACATTACCTTCTTCATCATACTCTACTATACTATGAAAGACTAGCATATCTTGACCGTAAGGCACCGTATTTTGTGTAACTGGAGTTATAACCTCAATGCTAGCGAACTTACGTCCTTCGTCGAATATTTTTAACTTGTTATCTTCTGACAGTGCACCTATAGAAGCTTGAAGATCTCTCATAGCCGCATTGTATGCCACCTCTATATCACCTTTACCTTCAAACTTAGCAGCTAAATCCTTTGCTGTCATAGCATTCTCGCCAGCATTCTTTATGTGAGACTTGTTTCTGGCAGCTATTAACATACCACCTTTCCAAGATATAGAAAGCTGTTGTCCGTCAGTTTTTTCTTGTACAAAATTCTCTGGCCCAAAAGCTCCCTCTACGGTAACATCGATCATATCCTGAAGGTCTTGCATAGTAAGACCTAAATCTTCAAAGGGGTGCGTGAGATGGCCATAAGCCCCACCTTCAGTTACAAGTGAATAATCTGATGATATTGGTTTTGTCTTCTCAAATAAAAATTGATTGTATGACAGCAGTTTGTCCATTAGCCAAGTGAGCTCTGTAGCATACCAGCTGCCTCACCGTAATCTCCTCCAGCTTTGGATAAGATACCGTCAACAACTTCTTGTGCCTTAGCCTCGTCAAACTCGTCTCCAAAGGCTTTCTTTAATACTGAGAATGCATACTCTTTAAAATCTTCGTCTGACTTGATGTCAGCTTCATTAATAACTGATTCACTGAGACCCGAAGTTAACATACCTATTGCAGCGCCATAGTCTCCATCTGCCTTACTTAAAATACCATCTACTGTTTCTTGTGCTTTAGCTTCGTCAAATTCAGATCCAAATGCCTTCTTTAAAACAGAAAATGCATATTCTTTGAATTCTTCATCTGATTTTACATCGGCTTCATTTATAGAAAAAGCCTCCTCTAAGCGATCGATCATATAATTTACGTCTTCGTTTATTTCGCTGCCTCTTAGTCTTGAAAAGAAAGAATTTCTTTGCTCCTCATCGAGTTCGTTTAAGTCAGTTACTCCATACTCTGCAAGTAAAGACTTGAAGTTTTCTGCGCTTGAAGATCTTTTAGCATCTTTTTCTTGCTCTAACTTCATTTGTACCTCTTGTCTTCTAGCAGAAGCAAAGCTGTTGAAATCTTGTAATTTATCCATGGTTATAATAATATTTTACTTTTTCTATATATCTCCTTCAAATTGGACCTTTTTCACGCTATAACTAAACTTCTGCTCTTTGTAAATCTTTTGTCTGGCTCTAGCATGTCTCATCAAATAGTTGAACCATTCTTCAGATGATAAATCATCAACAAAATCCACAATAACAACTTCATCCTTAGATTCATGTTGTCTAAGTCCACGGCCTATTGACTGTCTAATTATGACCTCTGATTTAAAAGATTCGGTGAAGAAGATGTTGTGGATCTTCTTGATAGAAATTCCTGTAGAGAAAGTGCCATATGATGCTACGATCACTACTTCTTCTCCAGCCTCCATCTTTTTCTTATACTCTTCTCTTATATCCTTGTCAGTACCTCCATCTACATAATAGACAACCTTATCGCTATCCTGTCTAAGTTTCTCATAAAGCCTTTTGCCATGTTCTATGCGATGAAACAAGACAAGAGAATTTCGGGGAATTTTAGAGATAACATTCGAGATAAAGTTTAGTCTACCGGGGGAATTTATTATATAGTTTTGTTCGAACTTAAATACGTCCTTACTCTCATACTTGTTCATAGCCATCTCCATAAACGCCTGTTTTGTAGAATCAGGTGCATAATCCATCTCTATCACCTTAACTTTACAACCTGCAATGTGACCTTGTTTTTGCAAGAAATTAGCGCTGACTTCTGTAATAACTGGACCAGTGTAAGCCATCAAAGTGAGTCTGTCTAACTTACCTCTTTTTGGAATAGTTCCTGATAAACCAAAACGATACTTAGCCGATACACATTTTTGTAAGATAGTCTTAATAGAATTAGATTTAGCCTTATGTGTCTCGTCAATAATAACAGCATCAAACTGCTCAAAATACTCTTTGTTCTTCTTAACAAGCGATTGATAAGTTCCAATAACAACATTGCGACCAGCTCTAATCTTTTGGCCAGAGTAAATTTGTTGAATCTTAATGTTGACTTGGTTCTTATAGTTATAGTCCATAAAGTCTTCAGTAGCTTGAACTACAAGTGAAACGTTAGGTACTATAAATAGCACTTTATTCGCCTTCTTTTTTTCAAGCATATATGCTACTACTAAGAATGATATAAGTGTTTTACCAGCTGAAGTAGCCAATTCTGCCAAACATCTTCTAAACTTCAAGATGTTAAACGCAGCGTCCATTTGATAGTCACGCGGTGTAATCTCAGTGTCTTTAAAGAAGTCTAAAGCCCAAGCTTCAAATTCTTCTTGATTAACACCCTTATCAAAAAGATCAGTGACGCCATTTAATTTAAGGTCGTACGAATATTCCTTACACATATCCATGATTTCCTTCCATAGTCCGGAAGGAATCCACTTATCATCTTTAATATACGAGACGTAACCATCCCAGACACCTCGCTTGACCAAGGGGTTAAATCTCCATGATTCAATCCTCTTAGTAAGTGAGATGTTGAGTTGTTCTATTTCTAACTCTGTCGCTGAATCTACTCTTAGAAACTGATTATTTTCTGTTAAGCTAAGTTCCACATTGACTCGTTGTTTTCTTCTCCTTACAGATCTTTGAGTGCAAGTCTGTTTCGGATGGCAAAGCCCATATTATCTAGGGTCTTTACCGACTCTTTTAGAAATTCGAGTTGGTTTTCTAAGTGAGCTAATATAGTATTGTCATCGGCTAAATCTGCCTCCATAAACATTACTTTTTGTTTCTCTCCTAATTTATAGTCATACTCGAAATATCTAATATAAACTTCGCGGTTACGACTAGCAAGAGTTGCTTTCTGCGCGCGAATCTTGGTGTTTATATATGCTATTTGGTCGATTAGCGTTTGACGAGACGAAAGTACTTTAGCAATAGTTTCTTCCATACCGTTAATATATCTAAGGCTATCAGCAAGCTCTTTAATCTTTTCAGACCATTCGCTTCTTTGCTTGCCTAAGCGCTCGTCGATTTCTAATATTTTTTCTTTACTTCCCATTAAAATAGCGATCTTCTATTCGATTTAGGCTTAACAAATACGCTAGCCTTCTTTTTCTTTTTATATTTTGGTTTTATAGACTCTGTTTCAGGTAACTCTACATCATATTCAGAGCTGTCAAAGTCAAGTAATAATTTATGACCTTTAAATCTCTTTCCATCTTCATAGAAATTATCTAAATCCTCTTCAACCATTTTTGTTATATCTTCTATACGTACCATAAGTCTAGAGGGCTTGTAGTGAAGTATTCGTTTATTCGTTTGTAAGCCTTAGACCCCTCTCGGTAACATACGATCATAAGATCGTTTAAGTCTTTTATGTTATATGTATCTAGCTTATTTTCGCTTAAGAATTTGGACCACATAAATACTGGTCGACCTCTTTTAAGTTTTTCTGCCATCTTTTCGCGACCCGTTTTATCGTTATCAAACATATATCTTACTGTCGCCATATCGTCAAACTCTTCAGTTGATCTGCCAGCTGTGGCCAACGCAAGTGAGTTAGACATAAACTTAGCATCTAATGGCCCTTCAAAAATAGTAACTTCTTGTTGAAAGTTAATTTGCATAATACCAAATAAGGTTGAGACCTTACTTATACTTACTAAGTCATTTTCATCTAAATCAAGTTCCATATTCATCTCTTTATACAACTTAGGTAGATCGTAAGTGAGATATCTAGAACCTTTGCCTTTCATACGACGACTTTGAGCGGCCAACACATTACCTTCTGGAGTCTTATTAAGTATCCATAGCTTTTGGTCCTTGTCAGAATATAGAAAATGATCTGCCATGTGATGTAGCAAACGCTCCTTGAGTTTAAACCAAATCCAGTCTCCGGGTTCAATATCGATTGCTCCAAAATATTGCTTGAACTTGTCTATAGGAATAGCAAAATTATCGGCTTTGGTAAATACACTATGGCGAAGAGTCTCAACTTTTTTAACACTTCTTTCATTAGCTTTAATATAATCTATGACATCGAAAGAATCGCCCGTATTTGGCATTCTAATATCATGGTCCTTTAAAAACCCATACAAGTTAGTGTGATAGCTACAGTTATAGCAGTGATACTGGAGAGTGTCCCAATATATGTTACCTCTCTTCTTGGTATCATCGGTATGCGAATCCCCACAATAAGGACATGCCAAGGTTATTCGCCCTGACATGTCCCTTAATGTTTGCTTATTAGGAGTAGAGTGTTCTTGAACTACTACTTCCTTAAGCGCGAGCTTTATCTTGTGCTTTAGATCCTCTGTAAGATTAGATGTCGAGGTCATTCAAGAAAGAATCAAGGTCGTCGTCATTACTGACCGAAGTAGTGTCTGACGTTGACTCAGTGGTAGCTGTGACTGGTTCTGCGACCTTCTCCTTCTTAGCTTGCTTCTTAGGAGCAGCGCTTGGAGTAACTTCAGCGATGGAATCTCCAGGGTTTAGGTACATACGAAGTACGTTATTGACGAACTCTCGAGTGTCCTCGTCCCATGCTTGATAGTCATACATAGAAAGATCAGGTGCTCCTTCAAGTTCTGTCTTGATTGTCTCCATAGTTTCCTTGCTACGCTCAGCTGGTTCGCCGTTAACAACGAC